CTGTTGCTATTAAGGCAGATTCTGGTATGCCTCTTGATGAGATTCAAGCAACCGGAACTCCTGCTGAACAAAAGATTGCAGCCGAAGCCGCACAAAACCGTGACCCATTATTTCAAGACGCAATTGATTCCGTTAAGGCTGCTAAATATTCTCCAGGCCGTCAATTAGCAAACGCCCTTCTTCCTGAATCTTTAGAAGGATCTGGCTTTTTATACAAAGGCATATCTGGTTTTACCGATGCTGCCTATAGAGTATATACCGACCCAACTCTTGCTCTTGGTAAAGCTAAGAAAGCCTATGACGTAGCAAACTATGCCCTATTTAAAATAGTTGGCAGTCCACAGAATGTAGATAGAGCATTCAGAAATCCAAGCGTTGTTAAGTTTTTTGACACTTACGGAACTGAATTAGAAAAACTTTCAACTGCTCGTAAAGCAAAAGACATTAAGGCAGCGACCGAAGCATCTGTCAACTTAAAGCGCATTGCTCCTGAATTTGGACCTACCGCTATTGATGAATTTATTAAAGCTGGTGTAAAAAACTCAGCAACTGCTAAGAACTATTTAGCGAATCACGCAGACGTTGCTGTTATTTTAAAAGGACAACCTGCTCGTAGCACTCCTTTAATCCCTCGTTTAGATGCGGCCCGTAGAGCACGTATTGGTGTGTTAGCGGGAACTGACAAATTTTTTGATATTGACAAAGTAGGGCAAAAGATTGTTACAGCTCTTTATGGTTCTGAACCACAATACGAAGATATTATTACCGGTCTTACTTCTCGGACTGAACAAATCGGTGCTTTAGAAAAAACAGTTGGAAAATTTAAAGGACAAACTGGAGTAGAGCGTTTATCTTTAAATCAAATCCGAGGACGCATAGATAACTTTTCACGTAAGTTTACAACCATTCCATATTTTAAAGATGGTTATTTTGACGTAGCATCTCCTGACGCAACGGCTCAAGTTTATCGCATTGCTCGTTTAGCAAATAGTCGCTACCACAGCAAGGTTATTGCTGAGGCATTTGAGGCTGGAACTGAAGGTCAACGCAAGCAAATCTTTACTGGTCTTTGGAACACTGTTGCTGAAATTCGCGATGTGGCTAAGTCCAAAGCAGGAAAATCCTATATGGATGAATTTGCCGGCAAAGGACTTGAAAAGAAATATGCTGCAGATATTGTTATTGATGGCGTTAATAAGGGTAATCCAGCCCAGTTTGGTGATCAACAACTAGCGTTGTTCCCATATCAACTTTCAACAGCAATTGCAGTTCCATCTGTAATTGACCTGGATAGATTATCTGCTCGCTCTGGTCTTATCGGATGGATAATGGGTGTATCCCATCGAAAATGGGCAGAGCAATTAACTTCTTGGTGGACTATTTTAACTCTTGCTGGACCACGTTTCGCGGTTCGTAACGCAACAGAAGATTTAATGATGCACCTTGCTATCGGCAGTTCTCCTTGGGGAGTTGCTAAGGGACGTATGCTAAATACACGCGTTCGTGTTGGTAAAGGTATTTCTGGCGATGAAACAATTCGTGGCAAGATAAAGAAAACTGTTACCTTGGATACTGAAGCAGGCGAACTAGGCGCTATTAACAAACTTGTTCGCAGAAAAGAACTTGCTAAATACAAGTCTAAGATTGATAGTGCCAAGACAGTCGAAGATGTCCGTAGAGTTATGGCAGAAGCAGTCCTTGAGGATAAGTTAGCCTACAAACTTGATAAGCGTGGCGCTGAAATTCTTGCAGACATTGCACAATATGGAAACCTTGAACGCACTTTAGCTGATGTTGCTGAAGGTGGAAAGAATGCGCTTCGTGGCGCAGACCAATACGTAAATGCTACTAATGATGTGGCTCGATTTGGCAAGATGGGCGCTGTTGAAATAAACGGAGTCGCCTACAAGCAAGCAGTTGGCGAAAAAGGCTTTACTCAATTTAACCCAGTAGCAAACCAAGCATCAAGAATCTCTTGGCTAGTTCAACTTGGTGTTACTAGTAATGATGATCTTGCTAAAATAGCCGTTGCTAACTTAGATAAAGAACCTGAAATTGCTATTAAGGCAATGAAGGATTACCTAGGCGGTCTATCCGAAAAAGAACTAGGACGCTTTCAGCTTTATGAAGCTGGCGGAAATATAGATATCCACGCTCGTAAGGCTTACGATGCTGTCCGCAACCTTTATTCAAAGCGTAATGGTGAAGTCAACTTAGATTTATTAAAGAAAGTTCGGACCTTTGATGAATTTGGTAACCCAGTAGTTTCTACCAAGAATCTATCTATTGAAGATTTGCCAAATAATTCTAAATTAAGTCCTGAATTTATCTCTGGTCCTACATTAGTCCCAGTATTTGAAAGTAATAACTTTCCGACAAACCTAGCTGAACGTGCTTGGGATGCTATGGGAGAGGCTAACGCTAGATTCTCCCGTGAGCCAATTGTCATTAATGAAATGATCCGAGTTCGCAAAGAGATGCAAGACTCAGGTTTTGAAGAACGCTTTATTGCCTCTCGCACTAAAGGATTATCTGGCGATAATTTAGCGCAAGGTATGATTAATGCTAAGCGTGAAGTAATTAACCTTGCTGAAGAATTATCAGTAGGTAGAGTTCTAGCATATGTAGATAACCCTGCAATACGTAGCCAATTGGCTATGTCTTCTCGTAACTTTGCTCGGTTCTATCGTGCTACTGAAGACTTTTATCGTCGTATTTACCGCACAGTTAAATATAACCCAGAGTCAATTCGTCGTGCAGCACTTACGTATGAAGGAATTTCTCACTCAGGATTTGTCCAACAGGATGATAACGGAGATTCATACTTCTTCTATCCAGGTTTAAACCCTGTTTATCAAACTATGCAGGGCGTTGCAGATGCTTTTGGTATGCCAGAAGGATTCAAGGTTCCAATGCCGGTAGAGTTTGGCGCTAAACTAAATATGATTACGCCATCAATGAATCCTGATTCTTTATTTCCTACATTCTCAGGACCAGTTGCAGCAGTCCCAATGAAGTTCCTATTTGCTCTAGTCCCACCATTAGATAAGTTTGAAAAGAACTTTCTCGGTATCTATGCTGAAGATCAAGCAATGGTAAAAGCTATATTTCCAGCACACGTAAATAAATTCCTATCTATTATGGATAGAGATGAGCGCAATTCTCAATACGCTTCAGCAGCGCGTAAGGCTGTAACAGCACTTGAGGCTGGTGGACACGGAGTTAAACCTACTTGGAATCCTGAAACTCAAGTTTGGGAAGCACCATCTGAGGGTGAACTTCAGGCCTATAAAGATAAGCTGGCAACATCCACAACAGCAGTTTTAGCACTGCGTTTTATATTTGGATTCTTTGCTCCAGCATCTCCACAGTTAACATTAAAGTCTGATATGGCTCAATGGGCTAGAGCCAATGAGAGAGTAAACTTTAAGCAGGTCTATAACAATCTTATTAACCGCTATAACGGAGATATAGATAAAGCATCCACTGAGTGGATTCGTTTATATCCAGATCAAATGCCATATACCGTTTCAGAATCTGAAAGCGATGCTGTATCAGTAGTTCGTGCTGTAGATAATACAGTAGAATGGATTGATAAGAACGATGCTTTGTTAAAGAAGTATCCACAAGGCGCCCCATTCTTAATGCCTAAGACTGGCGAGTTCAGTTTTGATGCTTACAAGATTCTTTTTACACAAGGAATCAAAAGGTCTAAAACCCTTGAGGATTATTTAAGAGATGTTCAGACTGCTAGAGATGTCCAGTTCTATTACACCCAAAAGGAAGCCTACGAAGATGAGTTGGCTAACACTTACTCTGATTCATTAAAGCGTAACTTAAAGACACAATGGGAAACTTGGAAGAAGCAATTTACTTCAGCTCGTCCATTACTCCAAGAAGAATTTGGAACTCAGTCAGATAAAGCAGTAAAACGTCAAAGAGCATTTGATGATCTACAAAAGATGCTTGCCGATAATACTGTAAAAACTGAGCCTAATATCCGCAAGGCTCTTGCCCAGATGACACAAGTTTACAACGACTATGTATATAGCAAGGACTTAGTTCAAGGAAGTAGTGCTGCAATGGAAAATTACAAGGATTTGCTAAAGCAAAACGCTAAGCAAGAACTTGAGGCTATTGCTGAAACTAATCCAAATGCAAAAGATGCTTACAACGTATTGTTTTCAAGATTGATAGGGGACTAAATTGGCTATAAGTGTATGGAAAGAAGGCACAGTCCCTTCTCAATCAACTGCATCTACCGCCCCAGGCCTTTACGATACAGTCTTTGGTCCTTCATCTTCAGCCAATAAACCTAAATCTGGCGATAGCGCAAAGACTATTTCTGAAATGTCGGACCCAGAACGCAAAGAACTAGCATTACTATTAAAAGCAGCAGGGTATAAGGTTCCTACTACTGGTAAAAAATCAAGTGCTATATCTCTTGCGGATGCTTACAACGAAGCCCAAACTTTAACACAATCAGATTCAATGAGACTTGGGCAGAATCTAACAGTAAGAGAATTTTTAAAAAATAAAGCAGAGGACAGAGCTGGACTTGGTGGCACTGGATCCAAGAAATACAACCCATATGCTACCCAAATTATTTATGATCCAACCAAGGCTAAGTCAACTATCAATGATGTTGTTAACGACCTACTAGGTCGTGAGGCTACTGTTGAAGAAATAAAACTTTACTCAGATAAATTAAATAAGAAGCAGTCTGCAAAGGGTAGTAGATCTGTAACTACCTATGAAATGATTGATGGAGTTAGAACTGCTAGAACAACTGGTGGTTTGGATGAAGTCCAATTCTTAACTAATATTATTCAGAAAACACCTGAATACAAAAAGGCACAAACAGCAAAAGAAGAAGTAAAGAAGTCTAAAGAGTTAGGATATGTAGACGTTCTAGCCAAGACTGCTATGGCTAACGGTCTTAGTATCAACCAGTTTGCAGATGCTAGTCAATGGGCATCTCGTATTGCTGCTGGTGAACCTATCGAAACATTTAAACAAACCATCCGTAACGCTGCAAAGCTAGGCTTACCGGATAACGTTAAGAACCTTGTTGACCAAGGTATTGACTTAGATACTATTTACTCTCCGTATAAGCAGACTATGGCTTCCATATTAGAGATTAATCCTGACTCTATTAGTCTTAACGATCCAACACTTCGTATGGGTATTGCTAATGATAAAGAGATGCCTCTATATGAATATCAAAAAGCTTTAAAACAAGACCCACGCTGGCAATATACAAACAATGCTAGGGAAGATGTTTCTAGTTCCGTTCAAAAAGTCTTAAAAGACTTCGGATTTATGGGGTAAATGATGGCAACCAGAAAACAAATAGCGGCAGCGGAAGCTGCCCAAAAAAAGTTTGATAAAGAGTTAGCAAAGACTAGAGCGCTAGCCTCAAAAACTACTGCTGAAGTTAACAGATTGACAGCACCAAAACCATCGCAAACCCCTGAACTTACTGAAACAGAAAAAAGAATATTCGGAGTAACAGGACCACTTGGCTCCACTGTATCTGTTGGCGCACGTTCAACAGGTGCTACTGGTGTCACTGGTGCTGTTAATCCAAACGCAGCAGCCGAACTTTTAGCAAAACAAGAAGCAGATAGAATTGCAGAAGAAAGACGCCGTCAGGGTCAATCCGCCTATGACATTCTTCTTAGCGAATTTACTAGATATGGCCTTCAGGCTCTAGTAGAACCTTTAAAGAGTCTTATTACTTCAGGTGCTTCAGCCGCAGAATTCTCATTAAAGCTACAGCAAACTGATGCCTATAAGAAGCGCTTTGCTGCTAACCAAGAACGTATCAACAAAGGTTTGGCTGCGCTATCTCCAGCAGAATATGTAGCACTAGAAGACCAATATCAGAACGTTATGCGTAACTATGGACTTCCTGCTACCTATTACACCAAAGATGCAATGGGAACTCAACAAGGTTTTGAGAAGTTCTTGGCTGCAGATGTATCTGCGACAGAACTAGAAGATCGCATTATGACTGCACAGAACCGCGTTATCAACGCTAACCCAGAGGTAGCAAATGCTCTAAAGCAATTCTATCCTGATATTACTAATGGCGATATCTTGGCTTACACACTAGACCCACAACAGGGTCTATCTAATATCAAGCGCAAGGTAACTGCTGCAGAAATTGGTGGCGCTGCGCTAGCGCAAGGCTTAACTACTGGTATGACTAGAGCAGAAGAACTTGCTGGCTATGGTGTGACTAAGGAACAAGCACAACAAGGATTCCAAACAGTAGCTGGTATTGCACCACGTGGTGGGCAACTAGCATCAATCTATGGCGAGAGTCCATATACACAAGCAACTGCAGAAGCAGAAGTATTTAACACAGCAGGTGCGGCAGAATCTGCAGCGCTACGCAAGAAGTTAACCAAACTTGAACAAGCACAGTTTGCCGGTTCAGCAGGTATGGCTGGCGGTGCGTTAAGCAGAGATAGAGCAACCTCGCAAGGAACATATAGAAGTGCCGGTGCTGGCAACTTCTAAAACATAGACCTGCCGTTGGAACGACTGGCCCAACGGAGTGACAACAATTACCAGGAGTTAGAGCCATATCTGTTCCCCAACAGAATATGAGGCTAGCGAAATCAACTAATGATAGGGAGAAGGACCAATATGTCCAATTACGACTACGAGGATGAGGATGAAGATTTCACACCAAGTGATAATTCAAACGACCTTGTCAAACAACTACGCAAAGCAGCTAAGCAAAAAGATAAAGAACTACAGGAATTAAAATCCCAGTTTGAATCTTTGAACAAGGCTCAACGCGAAAGAACAATCAAGGATGCCCTCGCAGCTCGCGGGGTAAATCAGAAGATCGCTTCTTTTATCCCACAGGACATTGACCCAACTGAGGAGTCTGTGTCTAAATGGCTTGAGGCTAATGCCGATGTATTCGGAATTACTCTTGAGCAAAACCAAACTACGAATGTAGATCCAGAACAAGTTGCTGCATACAAGCGAATGACTAATACTGCCGAGCAAGGGATGACTCCTGAGCGTGGTGCAGATACTATGAGTCGTTTAATGAATGCAAATAGCAAGGAAGAACTGGACACAATCATTCGGGAGTCTGGACTTTAAAAACTCCAACTAACGAAAGGCAAACCTAATGGCAGTTCCAGGCGGTTCCCTTACCGGAACATCGGACATTAGCAACCTCGTAAGAACAGCGTATGACCAATACGTAAGAATGGCACTTCGTTCCATTCCTGTTATGCGTGGACTTGCAGATGTCAAGCCAGTGCAACAAGCTATGCCTGGTTCATCAGTTGTTTTCTCTATCTATTCAGATTTAGCACAAGCTACATCTACATTGACAGAAACTTCAGATGTATCCAGCATTGCACTTGGCAACCCAAACCAAGTAACCGTTACTCTAAACGAATACGGTTCAGCAGTCACCACAACAAAGAAGCTAAACCTAACTTCTTTCAACGACGTAGATTCAGCTCTTGCTGACATCATCGCCTACAACTCTGCAGACTCAATTGACTCTGTTGTTGCATCAGTTCTAACTGGTGGAACCAACGTAATCTACGGTGGTAACGCAACAACAACTAACACAATTGACGCTTCAGACACAATGTCAGTAGCAGCAATCCGTAAGGCTGTAACAGAACTTCGCACAAACAAGGCTGTTCCACGCATCAACGATCTATACGCTGCATACCTACACCCACGTCAAGCTGCAGATCTCCGCGCCGAATCAGGCACCGGTGGATTCCAAGCATTGACACAATACGTAGACCGCACACCATTCGTGGCTGGCGCAGTAGGCGTTATTGAAGGTGCATTCGTTGTAGAAACACCTCGTGTTCCTTTCGCAGCGAACACAAACTCACCAGCAGTAAACGTCTACAAGGCGGTTATTGCAGGTCGTGAAGCACTTGCAGAAGCGCAAGCGCAAGATATCTCAACCATCATTGGACCAGAGATTGACGCATTGCGTCGTTTCCGCACAATCGGTTGGTATTATATGGGTGGCTTTGCTCGCCTCCGTGAAGCAGCTTTGTATCGTATCGAAACTTCTTCAAGCCTCGGCTAATAAGAGCACGGTGGAGGGTGGGTCAAACCACCCTTCATCACTATAGAAGGGAAGCCTGTGTCATATACATTAATTACACCTTGGAACAATGAAACCTGGGTAGATAGCACAGTCTTTAGTCCATATGCAAGACTGGCTGGTAAACGCTTAACAGGTGGAACAGTAGATGGACCAATTCCAGTAAGCCTGACAGATGTTCCTAGAGGTATCACGCTTCTAATAAACGGAACGACTGTTACTGAGAATAGAACACCGAGCCAAGATGACTTGGCTGATGCTGACACCTACTACCTTGGCGGTCACGCATATACCTTGAGTGATCAAGAAGCACAGATTCTAATAGACGCTGGTTACAGCGATTACCTAACTCCGGTGGTTTAATGTCAAATTGCACAAGCTCTTGTAAGACCCAAGATCACGATACTTATGGCGAATGTCTAAAGCAGAATACTCCGATGTTCGTAGGAGTCAGTCCTACTAGATCTGGTTGGGACCAAGACCAAGTAAAGAAGGATGAAAAAGAGTTGGCTTCATACCGCAGTGCTATCGCACAAGGTATTGAACCACGTTCGACAAGAACACCTGATATCGAAAAAGCAGTTGCAATGTCGGAGACAGCAGGCAAAGCATTTGATGGAATTAACCTCACGTTCAAAAACTAAGGAGCAAAAAATGGAAGATATGGAAGAAACATACCCTGTAGAAAACGGCAAACAGTTTGAATATGTCAAGAGCGTTGACGAAGCAGATTACTACCCAGCAGCAGACAAGCAATACCCAAATGCTCGCAAGTATATGACTTACGAATCAATCTCAACCGGCGTCGGAGGTAAGAAATAATGAAGAAGAAGCCAGCAGCAGGAATGTGCAAGAAGTGTGGCAAGTCAAAGAAAATGTGTAAGTGCTAGTGAAGAAGACCAAGGTTGAAAAGGTAATGCACGAGTTCAAGACGGGCAAACTTCATTCAGGTAAGAAGGGTCCAGTAGTCAAGAACCGCAAGCAAGCAATTGCTATCGCTCTTTCTGAGGCAAAGATGTCTAAGAAGAAAATGGGCAAGAAGAAGTAATGGCTAAAGATCCACGCCTAGAACGAGCAGGAGTGGCAGGCTTTAATAAGCCTAAGCGCACACCGTCGCACCCAACCAAGTCACACGTAGTTGTGGCAAAGGATGGGGATAAGGTCAAGACAATTCGTTTTGGTCAACAAGGCGTTACTGGTGATAAGAAGCCAACAGCACGTCAAGCATCATTCAAAGCACGTCACGCAAAGAATATTGCCAAAGGCAAGATGTCTGCAGCGTATTGGGCAGACAAGGTGAAGTGGTGAAGAAGAAAGCATTTTGGGATACAAAGAATCCTAAAGAGAAGTCAACTAAATTAACACCGGCTCAGAAGGCTAGTGCAAAAGCAAAGGCTAAGGCAGCAGGTAGACCTTATCCGAATCTAATAGATAACGCAGCAGCAGCTCGCAAAAAGAAGAAGTGAGGTAGAAGGTGCCAACAGGAAATCCAGGCTCAACCCTAGTAGCGGAGCTTAATAGACTCGCTAATGGTGGCACCTATCCACCAATCTCTACATATGTAGACGAAGCAAAGGCTGCTCTTAATTGGGCCACTGCTCGTGGAGTAACAACACAACACACAGATACAGTAGGTATTCTAAATGACATCGCTGGTATTACGACTCCTGCGTGGCAGCATCTTGATTACAATGGTGTATGTAATTACATCGCTGGCACTAGTGGCCTCACTGCTAACGCTGCTCTCCAAGGACTCACCTCTTGAGTGCGAAATTTAACCTAGTCTGCGAGCAGGCAACCACATTTAATTTTCAGTTCCAGATCAAGAACGACACAACACCTTGGGACTTGACTGGCTACACAGGAACGATGACAGTGCGCCCGTTTACTGGTGCTAGCACAACAACTTTAACTGCAACTTTAGCTAATGGCTATATGGTATTTAATGCACTACAGGGGCGAGTAACAGTTACCTTCCCATCATCTATTACAAATATAACACCGAACCGCTATGTCTATGACTTAGTGCTTAGTTCAGGTGGAACAGTAACAAGAATCTTAGAAGGTCAATTCATCGTAACTCCAGGGGTGACAGTGTGAGCGATACAATAATTGTCGTTGAATCCATTACCCCGAATGTATCGGTAACTTTTTCAGCAGACCAAGGACCACAAGGTGGTATAGGTGTAACAGGACCTACCGGTCCTACTGGCCCAACAGGTGCTAGTGTCACCGGTCCAACCGGAGCAACTGGCTCTACCGGTCCAACTGGTAATACAGGTTCAACTGGACCGACTGGCGTCACAGGTTCTACCGGACCTACTGGCGATGCCGGTATTGCTGGTCCAACAGGACCAACTGGTCCAACAGGTTCTACAGGCGCAACGGGGGTAACAGGTGCTACTGGTAATACTGGTTCTACTGGTGCCACTGGCAACACTGGCCCTACTGGAGCTACTGGTCCGACTGGAGACACTGGTAGTGCAGGACCAGTCGGTCCAACAGGTGCAACAGGTAGTGTCGGACCGACAGGCGCTACTGGATCGACTGGATCAACTGGTGCAACAGGGCCTACTGGAGCCACAGGGCCAACAGGAGACACAGGATTAACTGGAGCAACCGGAGCAACCGGAGCCACAGGAGCGACTGGTAGCACAGGACCCACAGGTCCTACTGGAGTTACTGGTCCTACAGGCTCTACGGGGCCTACAGGCCCTACAGGAGCCACTGGAGCAGACAGCACAGTGCCAGGACCAACAGGTCCAACGGGCGCTACAGGCGCTACAGGCCCGACAGGACCAACCGGTGATACTGGTCCAATAGGACTAGCAGGTCCTACAGGACCGACAGGTGCTACGGGTGCTACAGGACCGACTGGACCTACAGGTGCTACGGGTGCAACGGGTCCAACAGGGCCGACTGGTGTTACAGGCGCCACAGGTGCAACTGGTCCTACCGGTGCAACTGGACCGACAGGTGCAAATGGTCTTGATGCAACAGCGTTGCCAGGAATCTTTATGCTTGGTGGTATGTAGACTTCTCGTATGAGAATCAACGAATACTTTGACAAGGTCGTGGTGATAAACCTAGACCGAAGGCAAGACCGTATGGAGAAAATAGACTCACAGTTAAAAGAACTTGGAGTCGAGTATGAAAGATTCTCTGCGGTAGATGCACAAGCTGAAGGTATAGATCCGATACAGGCTTGCAGGCAGAGTCATATTAAAGTATTAGAACAGAGCGAGGGATTGACGTTAATCCTAGAAGATGACGCTTTGTTTATGGATAACTTTCAAGAAGGCTTTGACAAGTTTATGGAACTGTTACCTAGTGACTGGGACATATTCTACCTAGGTGCGGTGTTACTTAATAGTGAACGCTGCAACGAAGCAATGGTCAGAGCGATGGATACATCTTCACTACACGCTTACTGTATAAATCCTAAGTTTAAAGATAGAGCGCTAGAACAAGCAAGGTCTTATCCTGAACATATAGACGTTGCTTATCGCCTGATACACAGACAGTGCAAGGCTTATGCGGCCTTACCTACTTTAGTCAAGCAGTATCCTAGTTACTCTGATATCACGCTAAAAGATGTTAACTATCTAAGCTGGTATAAATGAAAGTAGCCATATACACAATCGCTTTAAATGAGGAGCAACACGTTGAACGATGGTATGAGTCAAGCAAAGAAGCCGACTACCACATCATCGCAGATACCGGCTCCAGCGATAATACGGTCAAGCGAGCTACCGATCTGGGCATCACTGTTGTTAAAATTGGGATATCTCCATTTAGGTTTGATGATGCGAGAAATGCGTCGCTAGCAGCAGTTCCGCTAGATGCTGACCTTTGTATCAGTATGGATATGGACGAGTTACTTCTACCAGGTTGGCGAGAAGAACTAGAAAAAGGTTTCAAACAAGGAATCACTAGACCAAGTTATAGATTCATCTACGCTTGGAATGAAGATGGCACACCATCAGAAGAATTTAATGGCTTTAAGATTCACGCACGTAAGAACTATCGGTGGAAGTATCCTATCCACGAAGTAATAGATCCTTATATGACGGAAGAAACTAAAGGCTTTATTGGTTTAGAGATGTGGCATAAGCCAGATAACTCTAAGTCTCGCGGTCAGTATCTGCCAATGCTAGAGATGGCAGTAGCCGAAGAACCGAACAGTAGGAATCTTTACTACCTTGGTAGAGAGTATTACTACAAACAAAGATTTGAAGAAGCGGCAAAGATACTTAAAGCATATCTTGAGATAAGTAAGTTCCCAGAGGAACGCGGTTATGCCTGTCGCATCTTGAGTAAGTGCGAACCTGATATGGCTGAAGAATATCTAATCCGCTCTACCGAAGAATACTCAAGCAGGGAATCAGTCCTTGCCTTAGCTAATCATTATTACCACAAGCAGATGTGGGATGAGTGCTACTTAGTAGCAAAGAAGTCATTAGAGTTTAAGGAAAGATCGCTTAACTTTATGTCCGAGTATTGGGCGTGGAGTCATATGCCTTACGACCTAGTAGCAATATCAGCTTGGCAGTTAGGTAAATGGAAAGATGCTTACAAGTATGGCAAGCAAGCAGTAGAGATAACCCCAAATGATGAACGATTGGTTAAGAACTTACAGTTCTATAAGGAGAAGCTGAATGGCAACACTAAATGATATGATCTCCGAGGTTCGGTCCTCGCTCGCTGGTTATACCCTGCGCCAAGACCGCATCTCGTATCTCAATGCTGCTATAACAACAACTGACCTATCATTCCAAATTGGTTCATCTAGCAACCTGGCTAAAGGTATCGTCGAGATTGATGACGAACTTATTTGGGTAGATAACTTTAACAAGGCAAACAACACAATGAACGCCGCTCCTGGCTTTGGTCGTGGCTATCAAGGAACATCTGCTGCGCCTCACGCTCAATATGC